CAGGGCTACGGTGACCGCCAGGGCGACGGCTGGACGTGGGGCAACCACCTCGTGTCCAACATCGCGGCAGGCATCGAGTCGACCATCTGGCGCGTCGAGGCCGCGGCGAAGGAGGCCGCGAAGGCGCAGAAGAGGTACCTCGGACAGACGGTCGCTGAGGCCGGCCCGCTGCACGACACCGACGTGTGGGGCCTGCACATGATGCAGAACATCACCGAGGGCATCCGCAAGGGCATCCCCATGGTCGAGCGCGAGGCCCTGAGGGCCGCGCAGGCTGTGGACGACACGCTCAACGCCGACGCGACGAGGGCCTACGCGGTGGACTACGCGGCCTCCATCTCGCGCTCCGCTGACGAGGCGGCCAGCGCCCCCGCAGGCGGCGTCCTCGTAACCGGCAACAGCTTCTACGTACGCAACGACCGCGACATCGACGCCATCGCCGACGCCATCAACCAGAAGGCCGAGAGGGAGAGGAGGGCAGCGCTGTGAAGACGACGGTGACCTTCGACGGCGTGGAGCTGACCTCCATGTTCGTCGTGAGCGACCTGCGCAGGCCGCTCGCCCCGCGCAACGTCGCCCTCGTGGACGTCCCCGGGCGCGACGGCGCCCTGTTCGCCAACGCGACGCAGGCGACGTTCGAGGTCTCCATGACGCTCACCGTGAGGTCTCGCGACCTGCGCGAGCGCTCCGCGGCCGTCCGCGCCCTCGCGGCGCTGCTCACCGTCCCGGAGCCGAGGCCGCTGGCCATAGGCGACGACGGTGGCCTGTACTACATGGCCATCCCCAGCTCCGACCAGGACGGGGAGCGCTTCGTCAACGCTGAGCGCTTCGAGGTCAAGTTCACCTGCCCCGACCCGTGGCTCTACGGCGAGGCGCGCACGGCCACCATCCCCAGCGGCGGCAGCGTCGAGGTGGAGGTGGGCGGCACGGCACCAACGTGGCCCACCATCACGGCAGCCGCCACGGGCGGGACGCAGGACAGCTGGATCGTGGCGCTGACGGCGGCCCGGCCATCTACGCGGCCATCCCCAGCGGCACGGAGTACGAGGTCACCGCGGACTGCGCGGCCCGCACGCTCATGGTCAACGGGGAGACCGCGATGCTACCGCCCGCCTACGACTGGCCCGAGCTGACAACCGGCGCCCACACGCTATCCATGCAGCAGGGGACGGGCGAGGCCACGGTGACGTGGCAGGAGAGGTGGTGGTAGCGCATGGCTGAGGCGCCCCGCGTCATCGTCACCACGCACGACGGGGCCGTCGTGGGCGACCTCGACCCGCGCCTCGTGACCGCGCTCACCATGACGAGGCAGGTCAACGGCGAGCACACGCTGTCGGTGACAACCACGCAGGCGCTCGCCAAGAACGACCGGCTGCTCCTGCGCGACGGCACGCTGAGGTGGCACGAGTTCGTGGTTGAGGGCATCACCGCGGCTCGCCCCGACAGCGGCGGCGACGTGCAGGTCACCTACTACTGCCCATGGTCGGTGCAACACGACCTGTCCGAGACCTTCATCAACGGCCCCTACGACTGCGGCATCGTCCCAGGCCACGCATCCATCATGCACCCCGCCATCGACGGCATCACGGTGGCGCTCGGCAGCACGAGCCGCTGGGCCATAGGCACCGTGGACGTGGCCACGCAGGCCGCGGCCTCCTTCTACCGCCAGACCGGCTGGGAGGGCATGCAGACGGTCGTGGAGAAGTGGGGCGGCGAGGTCGAGGCCGACATCACCGTGGGGCTTGATGGCGTGACCGGGCGCTCCGTGAGCCTGCTGACCCACGTGGGCAGCGAGGAGGCCACGCGACGCTTCGACTACGCCGCGGACATGAGGGGCATCAAGCGCACCGTGCAGGACACCCCGTGGACATGCCGCATCGTCCCGCTTGGCAAGTCGAGGGAGACCGAGGCCGGCGGCTACACGCGCAGGCCCTCCATCGAGAGCGTCAACGGTGGCGTCATGTGGATAGAGGACGCCGACGCGGTGCCGCTCACCCGCATGCCCGACGGCAGCGGCGGCTGGGAGTACCCTACCCAGATCGTCTACAACGACGTCTACGAGGAGCCGGCAGAGCTGCTTGTGTGGGCACTCGAGCACATCACCGACTACACGCGCCCCAAGGTCACCTACGAGGCCGACGTCGTGCAGCTCGCGCGGGCCGGCCTCTCGCCGCTGGGCGTCGGGCTCGGCGACGAGGTGGCCATCGTGGACAGGGCCTTCTGCGAGGGCGGCCTGCGCATCCAAGGGCGCGTCCTCAAGATGGTGGAAGACCTGCTCGACCCGAGCAACACCAAGCTGACCATCGGAAACCTCGGCACCACGCTGGCCTCCCAGCTCTCGGGAATCGCCCGCGACGTGTACGAGATCACCAGCAAGGTGGACAACCTGACGCAGGTGCAGAGCACCGCGGAGTACGTGTCCAACCTCATCAGCCGCATGAACGCCGAGGCCAACGCGACTGGCGGATACACCTACATCACCGAGGGCCAGGGCATCCGCACCTACGACAGGCCGGTCTCAGACCCGCTCGTGGGCACCGAGGCCACGCAGGTGGTGGAGGTCAAGGGCGGCACCATCCGCATCGCCAACAGCCGCGGCGCGCAGGGCGACTGGGAATGGAGAACGGTCTTCACGAGCGGCCACGTCGCAGCAGACGTCGTGACGGCCGCGCAGATCACCACGGGCTACATCGGCAGCGAGGGCGGCACCTTCATAGACCTCGACAACGACACCGTGCAGCTCGGCAGCTCCGACAGCTTCCACGTCGTGGCCGACTCGCAGGAGCTGGGCTTCTACCAGGCCGACACGCGCGTGGCCTACGTCAACGGAAACCAGCTCTACATCCCCTACACGGTCGTGCTCAACGCGATGCAGGTCGGCGAGGAGGGCAACAACTGCTGGGAGTGGCGCCTACAGGACAACGGCAACCTGACGCTCACGTGGATAGGATAACGACATGGCAGCACCTTGGAGCAGCACGGGACTCCTGACGGGCAACAAGGCGGAGGAATTCGGGAAGGGCAGCACCTACGCCCTCCGTGGTAAGATGACAAGCTCGTCTCCGACCGAGACGGCGACAACTTACACGATACCGAGCGTGAAGCTCTCCACGGTTCTATCTAAGACCTCAAGCGAGAGCTTCACCCTCACCGCCCAGAGCATATCCAGCGTGTACGTGGGGGTGTCCATCGGCGGCACCACCAAGCTTGAGTACTCCGGCACCAGCATCACCGGAACCAAGTCCGGCAGCATAGCCATCGCCAAGACGCACCAGTCGCAGTCGGTCACGCTCAGCCTCAGGTTCGACTTCGTCGGCTCCATCGTCGCCAGCTACAGCGGCGGAAGCGGATGGTCTGACTTTTACTCGAACACGGGTCTACCCGTCTACGGCAGCCACACCTTCACCGTCCCAGCCAAGACGCACTACACCGTCAGCTTCAACGCCAACAGCGGCTCGGGCGCCCCGAGCGCACAGACCAAGTGGCACGGGGAGACGCTGACCCTCAGCAGCACCAAGCCGACCCGCATGGGCTACACGTTCCTCGGGTGGTCGACCAGCTCGACCGCGACGAGCGCGACCTACGCGTCAGGCGGCAGCTACACCGCCAATGCCGCGGCCGTGCTCTACGCGGTGTGGAGGATCAACACCTGGACGGTGGCATACAACGCCAACGGCGGCACCGGTGCACCGGCGTCGCAGACCAAGACCTACAACCAGACGCTGACGCTGTCCAGCACCCGGCCCGCCCGCAGCGGCTACACCTTCCTCGGGTGGGCCATCAAGTCGGATGGCACTGGCGCGGCCTACGCGCCCGGCGGCAGCTACACCGACAACGCCGCCGCCACGCTCTACGCCGTGTGGGTGGCGGTGCAGGTGACCAGCCTCAGCGCCTACCGCTCCACCAGCGCGGGCACGAGGTCGGACAGCGGCACCTACGGCCACCTGAGCGCCGGTTGGAAGGCGCTGGGCACCATCGCGGGCACCGTGGCCGTGACCGCCACGGCCAACGACGCGGACGTGACCAGCAGCCTGTCCAACCGCAGCGGTTCCAAGACGGCCACCGCAGACCTGTCGAACACCTCGGTCGGCACCTTCGGCGGCTCCTACGTGCAGGACGCAGCGGTGCGCGTCTCGGTGACCGCCACGCTCACCGTGAGCTACGGCGGCTCCAGCCGCTCCGTCAGCGCCACGCGCGTGGCGACCATCCCCAAGGTGTTCCGCCTGCTCGACGCCCTGCACGGCGGCACGGGACTTGCCATCGGAGCCATCGCCACGCTGGCCAACACCTTCGAGGTGGCGCTGACGACCATCTTCAACAACGTGTCGGTCAACATCAAGTCGTCCAACATCGACCGAGACGGCGGGACGCCGACCGAGAGCCAGTGGAGCAAGGCGCTCTCGCTGACAGACGTGGATGGCAACGCCATCGGCGCGATGGACTCTTACCGGCTCACATCGGGAGAGTCGGGCATCCGGCTCATCGGCTACGCTGGACCGAACGGGGCGTCCGTCTACAACACCTTCCGCGTGGGCAAGCTGGCGGACGGCACGAACGTCTACTACATCACCGACCCGCCCGCCTTCCGCGAGGCAGCGAACGCGGTCGGTGCAGCCAATCAGGCGTCTCAGAACGCGATGCTTGCCAGCCTCGGCGGCGCGACGCAGCTCTGGGCGCTTAGGACGAACGTCATCAACTCGAACAACACGACCTACCACGGCCACAACACCGGCCTCGGCATGACCAACACAAATGCCTTCCTCTACGACTTCACCGCGCAGAAAAGCATCTGGACGGCCTACAC